TATGGTGTCCCCTATGGTGTCCCCTTGTTGTTGATAATGCTCATAATTACAGATAGTTAAGATTGGTGTTTGCCTGTTCCTTACAGTGCGCGTTATCATCCCGTCTTTCTCTATCAACTGTAAAAAGCGAATAATCCTTTTTCTATTCCGTCCCCAACGTTCTGTTAGGTATGATATTGAGGCGATAACTTGTCCGCGTTTCAGTGTAAACAGATGCCCGTCGTGCATCACCTCGTGGTCACGCCATGCGACCATTGCAAGCAAGTCAAACCACCACTTGAAAAACTCTGCATCTTGGAATATCCAATGCGCGGTTATGTCGCGGTTTAGCTTTATCCAATTTCCCATGTTTAATATGCCTCTTTTGATAACATTATTTCAAAACCGCGTTCGGCAGCATAAATGGGCTTGCCCGTGGCCTTGCCTATCTCGCTTTTGAACAGTTCCGCATTTGAGTTGTTGCCGCTAAGATGTATCAGTATGATTTCTTTCACCTGCGTAATGTCGTTCCCCGTCAACACTCCCTTGGCTGTCTGCAATTCCATGTGTGAGCGCATAAGGCGTTCACGCATTACGGCAGGTACAAGGCCGCTGTCGATATTGCGTTGAAGCGTGGCATCTGAATAGTTGCATTCAAGCATGATGTGGTCAAGGGGCGGCAATTTCCATTCGAGCATCATCGTGTCGGTGACGAATAGAAGTTTGCCCATCTCGACATGCTCGACAATGAACCCTACGCAAGGCACGTCATGCGCCACATCAAGGACTAATATGCGAAATCCTCCAATGACATATCCGCGCATTGATTGGATTGTTTTGCATAATGTGCGATATTTAACGTCTAGCGCGACGAATACGTCCTCGATGGCTAGCACCCTTATCCCTGCCTTGATAACGTCATGTAGGGCTTTGGAATGGTCTGAATGCCTATGGCTCACGAGGCAGCCGACAACGCCATGCAAGTCGTAATCAAGTCCTCGCTTTATCTCGCGGAATGGCAAACCGCATTCAAGGATGAGCTTTTCTCCGTTATCGGCCTGCAATATGTAGCAGTTCCCGCTACTACCAGATCCTAGGCATTTCAGTACCATTCCAAATTCTCCTACACATTTCTTAGTAATTAGGCGCGGCATCAGCATTTTGTTCGGCTGGTGCTTGTCCCTGCGTTATTTCTCCAGTCTCCGTGTTGACATGTTCGTATTCCACGGTCTCGGCAATGATTGTTTTGCTGTTAGCATGCTCGGCGATGGTTTCATCGCGAGAATTGCCTGCATCCTCAACATCTTTGTCCATTGCGGTCTGCATTTCAACGGAAAGGTAACCATACTTCGACAGCAGTCGGCGTATTACGGTCTTCAATCCCATATCGTTGAAATTTCCCGACCACCCCACTTGTGAGGATACCGCGCCCGACTGAGCTGCAGCAACCAGAGCCTCGGCCGTGGGCTTGTTCTTGCCTTTGAAAGACGGCGAGTAACGCAATGCGTAGGCAGCCATTTCTTCAATAGGCACGTAGAGTGTTTTTGAAAAGCCGTTTAACAGCTCGAAATAACAGAAGTAGCCGACAATTTTGTCGGATTTTTTCTCTCCATCGAACGCGACCTCGCCTTTGAGCTTGTCGACCTTACGGAGTTCGCCCTCATAGACGAAGTCCGCGTTGATGGTGCGGTATTGTCCTGTGCGCATCGCCAGTTGGATGTAACCCTTATAACCAGGTACGAATGTTGGTGTTGGCACTTTCGCCCAAGAGCCATCAGGGTTCTTTACGTTGTTGTTGAACACGATGATATAGGCGAAACCCAACGCCTTATTCAGGGGCAGCCGCATGGAGGCGGCTCGCAATGCCTCCATAACAATAGCTTTGGCATCGCACGCCTGTAGTTGTTTGTCCCCCGTGTAGAGGTCGATGAGCGATGCTACAAAAGCATCCTTATGCTCGCCAAGGGCGTTTTTGAACTGGTCTTGAACTGAAGGTGCACTTACGATAGATTTAAGCATATCGATTGGGCGCGGTGTTTTTGTAATTTCAGTTGTCATAATCTTTGTTGTTATTGTTGTTAACTAAATTTCAATTGTTCATCCTCGGTGACAACCAAGCGGATGAGTTGAGATGGAGTAGGGAGTATCGAGTTGATACTCTCTGCGTTGTCGACGAATATGGGCGCGGAGATGTTTTCGGAGTGACAAATTGCGTTGATTATATCGATGCCAATATTTATAACCATTGCATTGTTCTGCGTGGAATATGGTACACCGTCCACTACCGCCTCGCACGTTTCGACAACGCCTCCATTAATCTGCGTGTCGAACATCTTGAATTTTACCATTGAGAACATGGAGTTGATTTTGTATTCAACGAGTTTAACACGCGTTTTGGCAAATTCCAGCATTGTATCTTCAATACCCTCTAGTTCTGCTAATTCCTCTGACTGTACGCGCAGTTGTTTCTCTAATTCGGCGAAACGTTCATGCCCACCCTTGACGTATTCTTCTTTCGCAAGTTCGGCCTTAATGCTGTCAATTTCGGCCATCATACCGCGCTTAGCAGATGCGAGAGTGTCCGTGTCGGGCATGTCGTCCTTGGCCTCCGCCTCGATTTCAGATTGTAGTACATTGGCCTTGTCTTTAAGTTCGGCCAATTCCTTGTCTGATGCCATTAATGGCGTTGCATCGGGTTCGGCCAATTCCTTGTTGAACATCGGGTTCTCCGTATATTCACGGATAGCTACCTCATTATTGGCGATGCAGCTTCGTAATGTCTTGATTTCAGCCTCAACGGCTTTCATCCTTTCGGAATTGGCCTTTCCGCGTGCAGTGTTGTCTTCCAGCTTTTGTTTTTTCTCTTCATTGAAATGCTCGGTCATTTCGCGCTGCTTAGCCTCGATGTCGTCAATATCGAAGTGGCGGTGGCAGGTGGGGCAAACAAAATCCTTGTCATCAAACACAAGTTTTGAATTATTGATTTCGTGCCATTCTGCAATCATCTCCTCGCGAACCTTGACCCACTTTTCTAATTCTGTCTGCTTGTTCGCAATTTCTGTTTCGAAACGCGCGATTTCGCCTTTAAGCTTTTCTACCTGATAATGTAGTTCCTGCTGCGTGTCCAGCTCATTGCGGTAGCCCTTGTATGCATCTTCCTTAATTTCGGCTTCGCGTTTGACTATTTGGTTTTTGATGTCGCCCAACTCGCGCGACTTTTCCAAGCGTGCCCCCATCTTGTCATTATATGCCTTGGTGATGTCGGCAATATGATCTTCGACCTTGGCGAGTTCGGCCTGTTTTTGTTCTAGTTCTGCCCTTAGCCTATTGAAATTTATTGGCCTGCCGTCCTTGGCGCATTCCATCATGGCGATCTGACGCTTACACTCGTCCATACGTTCGGGTATAGCCTCAACGTCAGCCTTAATGCGCTTTTTCTTGGCAGCAATCTCACGCTTGAACTCTTCCATCGTCTTGCCCGTCATTTGGGCAAGTAGGTCTTGAAAATTCTTGTAGTCCTTGGCCACCTCCTCGTCCGTAACTTCTCCCGCCATGCGGAAGAGCATTGTGCGCTGTACATCGGCTTTTTGCGAGGCGAAATACAAGGGATTGGTGATGAACTTAAACACTTGCTCGGGGCATATACTCTCTATCTTCTCTGCCCAGTCTTTCACGGACATCGGAACATCGTTATAAAGGCGTTCTTCTTCGTGTCCAGTCATTTCTTCTGTGGTTGTACCGCGTTTTTTTTGCCATTTTTCGGCAAAACGGCGTGTTAAGGTTATTTCCTCGCCATTAACATCCAGTACTCCCGATACCTCGTGCGGTATGCGTGGAATGGTTTGCCCATCCTTTCCGTAGGTTTTGATGCCGAACTGCTTACGTTCTTTGCTGTCCTTGCCGAACAAAAGCCAAGTGAATGCGTCAAAGATGGTGGTCTTTCCGAGACCGTTACGGCCTGAAATGGTGGTTACACCCTCGTTGAAGTCTATTGTGAGACTTCTAATCCCCTTGAAGTTGACAAGGGATATTTTTTTTATTACAATTCTCTTCATTTTGTTTTAGGTTTTATCTTTACATTCTGTTTAGAGCCACGTGTGTCGAGGCCTTTTTGTTTATCTCCTCATTGGTAGGGATGCGTTGGCTAAGCTGCCAATCCTCTATCTCGGATTTCCTGAAATAGGTTTTGTTGCCCTTTCGATAGTGCGGTATGTCGCGGTCGCATACCAAATGGCGTACACGGCTTGTCGATATGCCGAGCAGCATTGCCACTTCATCCGTCGTTAGCACGTTTTTCGAGCCGATGGTGATAAGCTTTTCAATGCGAGCAAGTCTGTCCACTACTTCCATGTCATTCCTCCTTAGATATTTCTTTTAATTCGGGCAATGAACCATTGCCCATCCAACGTTTAGCCATACGGTAGAAAGCGTATGCGGCGATTGCGCCGATAGCCTTTGAGGTTGCGAACTCTGTTAGCCACTCGATGCTGTTATTGTCTGTTTTAGGTTCAGAAAACAACCCTAGAATTGCGATAAACGCAATGGTAGTTAGTACGTGATAACGCCAGTTCTTAATAAGTTTTGCCATAATAATGTATGTTTACGCGGTTCTTTCGATTAATGGCAGTATGCCTGCCTCTTTCAGGGCGTTATACAGAAACATCCGTCCTCGTTGTGTCCATTCCGTGGACAACCGTGTGTCGGGTCGACCGTCCGAATGTTGAAACGCGATGGTCTTGCTGTGTACATAGCCTTTGCCCATGAACTCGGTGTACAATATCCATTGGCCGTTTACCTTGCGTTGGATGCGCATTTCTTTCAGCCGCTTGTTGAAGCTTACGGCAGACATTCCGTAATCGGCTGCCACCTGCGTTGTGGCCAACGTTCCCTTACTTTCAAGGATAACATTAAGGTAGTCGTTGCCTTTCTGCATTTGCGCTATCAGCTGTTTTTGCTCGTTGTTCTCGACTTGAAGCTGCTGGATGCGCGCATTGCGGCTAGCGATGGTGTTTTGCGCCACAATCATTGCCTTGGCCATTATCTCCGCATCGCTCATTTCGGGGGCAGTGGCGATGTAACCGCCCGTCTTACGGATGGATGGTAAGACTTCCGATGTCACCCACTTTCGGAAAGCCTTGGCCTCGGGTTTGCGGCTGTCCAATATCACATCATATAGGCCGTCTTCGTTGACAAATAGTGCTTGCTGTATTCCGCCTGCTGTTTCAAGGGGGTAATTTGAAATTACCTCCCTGCTAAGTCGCTGATTAACACCCTTAGCCGACAAACCTAGTGCGCTGCACACATCTGCCAAACAAAACATCGGACTATCAGCCGTACCCACCGTGCGTATCTCCCCGAATTGGGGGCTGTTGAAAATAATTATCTGATTGTCCATATCGCTAATTGTTTGTAGGGAATAATTGTTCGGCATCGCACCCAAAGTGCTGCGCCATTATCGTTCTAGCCAGTTCATCGGGGACTTGCCGTCCCGACAACCACATCTTAACCGTGTTGGTTGAGCGGTGTGTGATGTTGGCCACCATTGTGATGAAGTGTTGTGCGGCCGTGGGCTTATCCCTTTCAGCTTCGTATAGTTCCTTGAAAGTTTTTTTCTTTTCCATTCTTTTTTTTCTGTGTTTAATGAGGTAGGGCACACCTAAGATGTGAAGTGTCAAATTCTAATCTTGCAGTGAAAAGGTTTGCGCCCTACCCGAAATTTTGTTACCTTTGCGTTGTCAAATTCTTAATTATGGATATTAAAAAGTTTAAAGAAAGGGCGGAGGCCATGCGCTCTCGCCTAGATGTGGTGCGAAATAATAAGCAGCCCTGGAATAATGACTTCGTCGCGTTTGGAGAAGCTTTCATTGGATTGCAAGACCTTGAACGCGAGTTCGAACTCCTTGTCTACGCCTTTGATAAGGATATTCCCTTTTTGGATGAAATGGGAAACTTCCTTAGACATGCAGACCAAAACTCCTGTACTATGGGAGAAGAAAAAGACGAGGAGTTTTTTGGCAAGTTCCGTTACTTCATAGACCTCTTTATCGACCTTTTAGAACTGAAGTCTTAATCGCCATCTTTTCTTCTTCGCTAAATTTCTTTGGTATTTCCATTTTCAACGCACCAAAATAGGCGTCTACAACCAACTCGGGAAGTTCGTGCAGCCTATCAACCTGCGCCAACGGCATCTCTTCTATATGCAGCGAAAAGGTGCTGCCTTTTATCGTGCCATTAATCGTAATCGTTTGTTTCATACATATTCCTCCTCATTCCTACACGAGGCTCGCCAAGAAACCCCAATCTTCGTTTTCGTATGTTACCCCCAAGTCGTCTACGATGTTCCAACCATTCTCAGGCTTTCGCCCGTGGTTGGTCGCGTTCTTGCAGGCCTCCATCAAATTTTTAAACCTAAACTCACTCCCGTTCTCATTGAAGAGAACACATTCGCCAGCTTTCAAGCCAGCCGTCAATTCGTCAATATTTCTCATTTTTCTTCTTGTTATTTTGTTATTGTCAAAAAATATTCTTACATTTGCGCGATAGCTTTATATCGCGATGCAATCTCGTTTTGCATTGCAATGCAAAGGTAAACAATAATAGTTTACCATACAAGGGAAAAGTAAACTAAAATTATATATTTAACAACTATTATGATTTACTATTATGCAAAACATAGGGGTGAAATTAAAAGAATACTTTGATAGTAAAGGTATTACACAAAAGGAAATAGCTGACAGCCTAGGCGTTTCAAAAGCATATGTAAACGCGTTATTCAACGGCAGAAACTCGTTCGGTAAAGAGCAAGCTGAAAAATGGGTAAATTTATATGGTTTATCTAAATCTTGGCTTTTGACGGGCGAGGGTGACATGCTTGTATCATCAAATGCCGATGTGATGAATGAAAATACCACGTATTCTGTACCCCTGCTTCCAATTTCGGCGCAAGGCGGCTCGTTGAACGACTTCGTGGTGTCGGTCAAGAACAACGAGTGTGAGAAGATTATATCCCCAATTAAGGGTGTGGACTACGCCATAACTGTTTCGGGGGAGAGCATGTCGCCTGAATATCCATCAGGTTCGCAGGTGCTTATAAAAAAAATAAATGAACGTGCGTTCATCGATTGGGGGCGTGTCTACGTATTGGACACATGCAACGGCACGGTAATAAAGCGGCTGTTCCCGTCGGATGCGGCAGGATGTGTCGTGTGCAAATCAATAAATCCCGAGTATCCATCTTTCGAGGTATCGATGGAAGATGTGTATGGAGTATATAGGGTATTGATGTGCATGAGTATGAAGTAATGAGGTGCAAAATGTAGCATTTTGAGTTATTCACAATATAATTGAAAGAAACATGAAAGTTATTTCTCTTACTCTGGCGTTTGCCCTTATTGGACTCGGTGTTGGAGGCCTTATAATGGCTTATAGCGGAATGTACGATATGATTGTGGTGATTTTATGTGTTTTGTTTTTCTCGTTTATCGGAGCACTTATAGGGAGTATTCCGCCCGCATCATCGCCAAAACCAGCACCCGTGTCCACAAGAAATCTAACGCCAGCATCCTCTTCGCTTATATTCCAAAGTTTTCTAAGGATTGGAGATGTCAGGGGGAAAACAATTGATGAGATCGTATCGCTGGTAGGTTTTGATTATGCGATTATTGAGAAATGTACCATAGCGGACAGAAATAATGAAGCAGGGCTATATTATCGGTGGAAAGAGAACGACAACGTCGTTATAACGTTGTTGTTTGGTGCGGACGGCAAGTGTATAGGAATTATAACGAAATAGCTAGTCTCGGCATTTGAGCCGCACAAGTACGTATGGCTAAGTTCCGTAAATTCAATTGAAAACCCAATATAAATGAATGGTAAACTGATTAATGAAATGAAGAAATTACTATTTCTAGCAATAATGTCTCTTGCCTTGTTCTCTTGCAGCAAGAGTAATGATGATGAAGATAAGGACGCTTACCGCCCCGAAGTGGTGGAGGTGCTGAAAGTATTGGAGGGCAAATGGCAAGGTGAGGGCGGAGCGTCCGATGAAGTCTTGACGTTTACCCCGTTCGGTAAACAGAAATGGATAGAGGGTGCGGCAGGTGGCGTTATGTGGTTTCATGGAAACGCCATACGTGAATTTGTCTACATTGATAATACTCCGCAAAAATGGAACATGTATTTCAATGTCGACCCGAAAGAAAAGAAAATAGGAATGAACGAAATCGCTTCCGATGGGAAGTACAGCATCGTGACGACAAAAGAATATTCGTACACGATAATAGACAATAACACCATTGAGTTACACGACAAGTCACTGTCATGGATGCATGTATATAAGTATCATCGGATAAGATAACAAGACCATGTATGAGGAAATTATATTCAATTATAGCCCTAATCGCGCTATTGGTAGTGTCTTGTTCAAAAGATAATGACAAGGAGTTTGTCTTTGACAAGACGTTTGGCGACATCAACAAGGTAGCTAACATCTTGAATGGCAAGTTTTTGGGTGAACAGATAACGATCGGTGAGGGTTGGAATAAGAAGTGCGAAATCACATTCACCCCTTACTCTACGCCAATAATAGAAGAATGGGAAAACAGCGGAGTTGTTAATAGGGTAAAAATTTTTGGCGAGTGTGATGTACTAGAATATTATAGCGACCACTTGTTGGAGACAAAAGAACATTGGAGATATAGCGTGGAAGACAAGTTCAATGATAATTCGTTTCGGCTAAAATTCTACCCAAAGCTTATTGGTAGGACTGTTTCGCGAGACATTAAGATAAAGGATATAACCTCATTCGAATATAATGGGATGCTTTTTGTAAAACAGAAATAATAAAACTAT